AAGTAGACATGGATACAACAGGTTCTATGTTACAACCCGAAGTTCCATTAAATTTTGAAGATGACATACCAGAAGGTATGCATGAAATGGAAGATGGCAGTTTAATGGCTGATGCAGACATGGAAGAAGATACAGGTTTAAGTCCAGAGCAAGAACAAGTTTTAGCAGAAGCTATGTCAGATTATCCTGAGTTAGAAGATATCTTGGATACATTAGGTAGCACTATGTCAACAAATGAATTTATGGGCGAAGGTCAAGTAGAAGGACCGGGAACAGGAACAAGTGATTCAATACCAGCACAGTTATCTGACGGCGAGTTTGTAATGACCGCTAAAGCTGTAAAGCAATTAGGCGTAGACAAACTTAGAAAGATGATGGCTAAAGCAGAAATGGATTATGATGAAGGCGAAGCTAAACAAGACTATGCTCAAATGGGAGACATAGGATATGCAGCTGGCGGTTATTCGATGATGAAAAAACGTAAGTCTAATTCTTATGCTGAAGGCGGAAGAGTAAGAGACAGAAAATTAGGATATGGCGGTTCTCGTTTTACTGCAGCACAGATTAAACAAATGAGTGAAAGTTTTGGTGAAGGTTTTATGAAACTAGTAAAGAAAGACGGCAGAGGAATGTATAAAGTTCAAGGCATGGCTGAAGGTGGTTCTGTTGATAACCACATGTATAGAAACCAAGTTAAAGAAACTTTTGGACAAAAAGCTAAAGGCATGGGTCAAAAAGCTTTAGACATAATGGAAAAAGTTTTAGGTCCAACAGTAGACAGAGCAATTGATTCTTTTAATACACCTTCAAGTTCAATAGACCCAGACACAGATTATGAAGGTATTGAAAAAATGAGAGCAGAAGAAGAATTTATAAATAAAAATCTTGCAGAGCAAGCAGCTCAAATGAAAGCAGATTCTATTTTAGACAGGAAAGGAAAATGAAATAACTAATTAACTACAAAACACCGAGACGTATTATCGAGATACAATTCGACTTTGTAGCGACAACCCCAGAGCTACCTTAATTGCACTCTGGATTTTTAAAACCCCGAAAGCCACCCAACATTTTGTTGGCACTTAATGGAGGTCAAGATGACACAAGCAGAAGAAAAGAAAGAAGAAATACAAGAACCAAATCCTTATAACAAAAATAAGAAATGGGATAACAGTAATCCAAAAGCCGATACTGGTTTTCAGAGCGCTGATGATTCCTTAGCATATGTAGCAGAAAAGAGAGAAGCCGTTATTTCAAGTGGCGCTCCTATTTTAGAAAAGGAAGTCGAATCTAAAATAATGGAAGAAGCTCAAGCAACTACAGATGATGATTCTTTACCAGAAGAAAAAACCGAAAAATATAAAAAGGTTGACTTCAAAAAGCGTTATGATGATTTAAAGAAACATTATGATAGAAAATTAGGTGATTGGAAATCTAAAGAACAGTCTCTCAAAGCAGAGATGTTATCTGGACGAACAACCTATGTAGCTCCTAAAACCCCAGAAGAACTGGCTACTTTTAAAGAGGACTATCCCGATGTTTTTGATGTTGTAGAAACAGTAGCTCATATGAGAGCAGAGGAACAACTTTCACATTTACAGGAACAAGTTTCTAGGTTATCAGAAAAAGAGTCAGTAAGTAATAGACGTGCGGCTGAACAAGAATTATTAAATGTTCATCCAGACTTTAAAACAATTAGAGATTCAGAAGAGTTTCACGATTGGGCTAGAGTACAACCTGATGTAATCCAAGATTGGATTTATAAAAATACAGGTGATGCGTCACTCGCTGGAAGAGCTATTGAGTTATACAAACTGGATTCAGGTATATCTTCTTCACAACCCGAAGCTGTGTCGAAACCAAAAAGTTCAGAGTCAGATTCTAGAGGAAGTGCTGCTGATGCAGTATCGGTGAAAGTTAAAACACAAGACCCAACACCTCAAGAAAAACTTTGGACAACCTCAGAGATTGCTAATCTTTCTGTGGACCAATATGAAAAGTTTCAACCTGAAATTGACGAAGCTTTTAAAGAAGGTCGCATTGTAAATGGTTAGCTTTATTAAGTAACTAATAGAGGTTTTCACGCACTAATAACATAGTGTTTGTTAATTTCTTAAACAAAGGAGAAAGTTATGGGCTTCGAAGCAGGCGCAACTAACTACAATCCGGGAACATCGGGACAAACAAACTCGTTCTGGTTACCGGAAGTTTTTTCAAAGAAGGTACAAGTTGCCTTCCGTAAATCGGCAGTAGCTGAAGCTATCTGTAACACGGACTACATGGGAGAAATCGCACAGTTCGGTGATACAGTTAACATCATCAAAGAGCCAACCATCACAGTAACTGACTATACTCGTGCGACAACTTCACTATCGTCTACAGTCCTAACAGACCAAGAACTAGTGTTACAAGTTGACCAAGCGAAATATTTCCAGTTTAAAGTTGATGATTTAGAGAAGCGTTTTTCTCATGTAAACTGGCAACAGGTTGCATCTGATAACGCAGCTTATCAATTGAAAGATGCATTTGACGTAAACGTACTAGCCGCTGCTATCGCAGGAATCGGTTCTAACGCATACGGTACAGTTGCAGCGCCAATTGATACTGGTCACGCAACAGGTGAGATAGACCCACTAGATGTTTTAGCGCGTTTAGCTCGTTTGTTAGATGACGCAAATGTTCCAGAAGAGAACAGATGGGTTGTTGCAAAACCAGCGTTCTATGAAGAATTAGCTAAAACTAGTTCTAAATTACTGTCAGTTGACTACAACCAAGGAAACGGTGGTCTGCGCAACGGACTCGTTGCATCAGGTGAGCTTCGCGGCTTTAAGATGTATAAGTCTAGCAACATCAGCACACCTTCTGGTTCAGGTAGCCCTACGCATCACATTTTAGCTGGACATATGTCTGCTATTTCTTGTGCGCAGTCGTTATCTACAGTTGAGTCAATTCGTGACAATGCATCTTTTAAAGACATTGTACGCGGACTATTGGTTTGGGGTCGTAAAGTATTACGTCCTGAAGCACTAGCCTTAGCTATCATTAAGATTGACTAAGTAGTAAGTAACCTTTAAGGAGTACTTTCGGGTACTCCTTATCCTAATTATAAAAGAGGTAAGATGGCACATAAAACATATTTAGCTTTAGCTAATGATATTTTAGGAGAACTAAACGAAGTCCAGTTAACGTCTTCAAATTTTCTTACTGCTACTGGTATACAAAAATTTGTTAAAGATTCTCTTAATAGAGCTTACTTTGATATAGCAAATGAAAATCCAGAGTTTCCTTGGTTAGCTACGGTAACGTCTGGAGACGGTAACCAAGACTACGGTAATTCTTTTGTAGATACTGTAATAGGACAACGCTGGTATTTTTTAAGAAAGCATTCAAGCGGTTCTCATGGAACAGCAAAAGATTTTGGTAGAGTAGACTGGGATAATTTTTATCTTACCACAGAAGATGTGGGTACTTGTTCTACCGCAGGCGTATGTTCAAACGCTAGTTATACTACAGCAGATACTTGTATAGCAGCAGGCGCTACATGGACTGACTATGATACACAAGCAGTTTGTACTGGAGCAGGAAAAACGTGGACAACAACACACACATCTCCTTTTGATAGAAANAATATAAAATTTGTTAGTGTTGAAGATTGGAGAAAATATCACAGGGAGTCTGATGATAGTGAAAAAGACACACAGACTTATTCTGAACCTTTAAGAGTTATAATGTCACCGGATGGTAGAAAGTTTGGATTATCTCCGTTACCAGATAAAGTTTATAGAATTTATTTNTTTGCTTGGGAACAAATAGAAGAACTAACAGCTCATTCAGATAAAGTATTATATCCAGAACAATGGGCATCTGTTTTGTTAGCCCGCGCTAGATATTATGTTTGGCAGTTTAAAGAAAACACAGAACTTTCTTCAATGGCTTTACAAGAATATAATAAAGGTATAAGATTAATGAGAGCTTATACTGGAAATCCTCAGCCATCTACTATGATGGATGACAGAATAAGGTTTGTATAAACAATGGCAGTAGAACAAGGAGTTTCAATTTCAATTGGAGGTGGTCTTGATAAGACTTCATCTTCGTATGAATTGTTTAAAACTCCGGGAGTAGCAACAAGATTAAAAAATTTTGAAGCTTCTGTGTCTGGTGGTTATAGAAGAATAAACGGATATAGAAAATTTTTAATAAGTCCTGTTACTGGTTTTACTATTATAAATGGTGGTGCAGGATATTCAAATGGAACAACTGTAAATATTACAGATTCTGAAGGAAATGGCACAGGAGCAACAGCAACAGTAACAGTAAGCAACGGAGTAATTACAGGTATATCATTAACTAATGCTGGCTCTGGTTATCAAATTCCGCCAACAGTTTCTTTTGCATCTATTGGAAATTCTGTTACAACAACAGCAATAATAGTAACTACATTAAATACACCAACAACTCCAACAGGAGGAACAACACCTATTAATGGTTTGTATTCTCACAATGAAGGTTTTTGGGCTTTTCAGAATGGTCATATTTATTGGACAGAAGATGGCTATACATGGATACAAGTTAATAAAGATTGCGGAACTCCTTCTTCTGGTTCTACTACAACACAACAAGCTACTGAAGAAGCTAACAAAACTTGGACACCTACTTTTGCTACAGCTGCACAACTAGCAGGTAAACCAGTAGTTACTTTAAACACAACTGCTCGTTATCAATTTTCTGAATATGTTCCTACTGGCGTTCCAGATTCTAGAATTACATGTGCTAACGGAGTAGACCCAGTTGTTTATGTTGAAACAAAATTAGTTAGTGGAGTAAGACAGTTTAGATTTCATAGAGCTTTATATACATCTTTTGGTTTATCTAAAACAACTCCAGTATTTGCAGATATACCTAGACCACAATACACAACTGTGCATTTAGACCATACTTTGTTAGGCGCTTGGTCAGCTAGTCCAGAAACTTTATATTATAGTACACGTTATAATGATATAGATTTTACTGGTTCATCAGCAGGCTCTATAAACATAGGCGATAAAATAACTGGGTTAAAAACTTTCCGTGACCAAATAATTATATTCGGTGTTAATAGTATAAGTCGTTTAGTAAATATTACTTCTTCTTCTACTATAGCTATGCAAGACATAACTAAAAATATTGGTTGTTTAGATGGTTTTTCTATTGCTGAGATTGGTGGTGACTTAGTATTCTTAGCTCCTGATGGAATAAGAACAGTTGCTGCAACAGCGCGTATTGATGACATTGAGTTATCATCTATATCACATAAAATATTACCATTAATAAATGATATTGTAAGTAACTTAGGTTCTTTTGATTTATCTACTACAGTTATTAGAACACAAAATCAATATAGATTATTTTATTGTAAAGCTACTACAGGAACTGTAGCACAAAAAGGAATAATAGGAACATTTAAAATAAGCCCACAAGGATTACCAATCTGGGAATGGTCAGAAACCCAAGGAATAGAAGTTGCTGCAATGGCTTCTGGTTTTGATACAAGTGATACAGAAATAACACATCATGGAGACTATAGAGGTTTTGTG